TCTATGCCAAACAACGAACTAATTTTTTCTTCTTCCATAATTATCACTTTCTATTATAATATAGAGTATACTCTACTTTGTTTCGGATGTCAACTTGTCAAATCCATATTTGCATAACCAATACGCATCAATCAAGTCGGAAGAAGGATTCCATTGCTTCTCAGTCATATGTAGTTCTTCTTTTAAACGAATGTCGTTGAATTCTTCAAAAACTTCTTGCATTCGTTCTTTGTTTGCATTACCTTTACCAGTAGCATATTTTTTAAGTACTGTTGGTGGTATTTCTGTACACTCTACGGCAAACAACCACAGTCTGTATTTTAGAATGCCAGCGTTCTCTGCAATGTTAAAAACTCTGCCCTTTGATCCCATAGAATATCCTTCTAAGAATACATGGCAGTCTTTGTCTGTCTCTAACAATCTGTCAATGAAGAAATTTGATATACCATCGTATCGCAATACGTCAGTCATTCCTTCGTGGTCGAAAAACTTACCTCTTATGTTTTTGAATTGCACATCGTATTTTCTAGATTGGGTCAGAAAATAAAAATTACACTTTTCAAAACTAAACTCACCATTCTCATCATCAAATACACACATTGCAGGACATGTTAGAGAATAATCTACTCCTGCTATAATCATCTATCGTCTTCCGAGGACCATTCATCATCTTCTATTAGTTTGTCCCAATCCTCATCTGTCCACTCTTCATTTTTTTCTGAAATCGCTTCTTCGGTTATTGTTGAACCACAATAAGCGCAATTTGTTGGGCGTGTGTCTGATCCTGCTAATGGTGTTACTGAATACTCAGCCGTACATGAATCGCAAAATACGTTATATGTTGTCATTTTTTTCTCCTTATTCGTACATTACTGTATCTGTATCTCCTAAAGCCCATTTCGGATTGTGTTCTACAACAAACTTTCTTGTTGCAACTTTAAAATCTGGAAACTTCATCTCTTTAGGGTTGCTTGCGGCATCAAAGAATATACAACGATTGTTCGGTTGTGCCGCATACTGTCCATTATCTAGTTCAATAAAATTATAAGACTTGTGGTCTTCTGGCCATTCAGAATACGTCAAGTCAATCATGTTATGGTCTGGTGCGGCATGGTCAACTGTGAACATGTAATTACCTTGATACCAGTTTTTATCTTTTGCGTAAAATTTTCCTGTTAGGTTTTTAAGAAAGACTTTTTGTATGACTGCCATATCGTATCCAAGACAGTCCCAGATTTGCAGATAATCTAGAGGGACAAATTTCTCTGGTTCTAAATTATGATCCCTACTTACGTATGCACTCAACGGTAGTTTGTCGTAGAGTGCGCCATATTCTGGAAGATATGATTCAATGCGAAATGCTTGACCACGAATTGATTTGATGCTGACCCAAATACAGGGCACATATTCGCCGTGACCTTCTTTGAAATCGTATAGAAATTCTTTTCTAACAAAACAATGGACAGGTGGCAAGTTAGCTAATAAAAAACTCATTCAATTACACCAAGAAGTTTTAGCCTCGCCGTAGTATTCTCTAGCGTAGCCTTTAGATATTAACATAGCACGTAAACTTTGTCCGTTTAGAATAACGTCACCGAGAACACGACCACCATACTTGTCCCAGTCCATTAGAACAACTTGGCGCCTTTGACTTGACGCAATCATGTCTTTTGTGAATTTGCTTGCGGCTTCTCCTCTTTGTGCTTCGCTAGGACATTGCGCTCTGTGTCCTTTTTCTGGTGTGTCAACACCAAAGACACGAATGCTTAATTCTTTTTTGAGTGGGTCTGGTAACCAAGCCGCTTCAAACGCAACAGTATCCCCATCGATAACCCTAGTAATATTAGCGTCATATGTTACTCCAGCTTTTTGTTTTCCTGTTTGTGCGAATACTGAATTGTTCCATGCGGAGAATGTGAATCCCGCAATCATCAATGTGAGCCAAAATGTATATTTTAAATAGTTCATGCCGCTTTACCCCATACGTCTGCCCAATCACCTTTTGTAGCACCCTTTGCATAGTCGGTTGCTCTGTTCTCAAAGAAATTAGTATGCGTTGGAGCATTAATCATTTCTTCAACCCAAGGTAATGGATTTCTTTTAACTTTAAAAATACCTTTTAGTCCAAGACTAATAAGGCGCCTGTCTGCAATATATCGAATGTACTTCTTAACTTCTTCTGAAGTCAGTCCTTCCATCGTACTAATTCCAAATGCCAAATCGATAAACTTGTCTTCAAGTTCAACCATTCGTTCTGCAATAGTATATATCTTAGATTTTAATTCATCATTCCAAATTTCGTTATTCTCTTGAATGAATGTCCTGAATAGTTTAATCATAGATTCGCAATGCTGTGTTTCATCTACAATAGACCAAGTAACAATTTGTCCCATACCTTTCATCTTACCTGTGCGTGGAAAGTTTAATAGCATGATGAATGAAGAGAACAACTGCATACCTTCTGTGAATGCTGAGAATACTGCAATGTGTGTAGCAGTAGATTGCAAGTCACCATTCTTATCTGAAATGTCTAGCACATAATCGTGCTTGTCTTTCATTTCTTGATATGCTAAGAATTCGTTGTATGTTGTATCTGGCAGACCTAATGTTTCAATCAAGTGTGAATATGCGGCAACATGCAATGCTTCTCTAGCGGCAAAGCCGAGCAACATCATACGTACTTCTGGTTGCTTGAAATATGGTAGATAGTTTTTAATGTAACCACCAGCAACGTCAATGTCACCTTGAGTAAAGAATCTAAAGATATGTGTTAAGAATTGTTTTTCTTCTGCTGTTAATTTTTTCTTCCAATCTTTTACATCTTCAGCCATTGGTACTTCTGTGTGTAGCCAATGACTCTGTTCATGCTTTAACCATGCATCATATGCCCATGGATAGTTAAATGGCTTGAATGCATCTCTGCTATCCATTAAATTACTTTTTACTTTTGCCGTACTCATTTGTTATTCTTCTCCGAAATGTATTCTTTTACCGGGACAGTTATTTATAAAGTACGTGAATGTACTTTCGATTGTTGGTTGTTGCGTAATGAATTCATTTGTTTTTCTGTTGTAAATAAAGATTTGATTATCATGCACTTCAGTTCTACAAATTAATATATCCATATTTTTATATTTAACTTGTTCAGCTTCTCTTAACACTCTGTCAATTTCATTTTCTGATCTTTGCATTCTGCTTCTAACAAAAATGATGATACAGCTAACAAGAAAAATTAATTCCATTACACCAAATGACCAATCCATTTAAGCACCCAACCATTCTGTCAGTTGATTTTTCATAAGCATACCAGAAACTCGTTTAACTTCAATGTCACCATCTATCATTACTAAAGTTGGAACACCACGAATGCCATAGTCCATTGCAAGTTCCTGATTCTCATCGATATCAATAACTTCAATTGGAATTTGAGTCTCAACGTCTTCTAATGTTTTTGCTAACATCTTACATGGCTGACACCATGATGCTGTAAATCTAAGTACTTTCATTTTCATCCTTCACATGCGAGACATGCATCACCATCAATAAGTGCTTTCATGTCGAGTTCTTTAATTACTTCACGCTCAATGCGTTTCGATACCTTGTCTGCTTTACCAATCTTTTCTGAACGACAGTAGTACAATGTTTTGAGTCCTTGTTTCCATGCTTGAAAGTGTACTGCATGTAAATACATAATGTTCACATCAGGTCGGAAGAACAGATTCAATGATTGTGCTTGGTCGATATACTCTTGTCTATCTGCGGCATGATTAACTAACCAACGTTGGTCAATCTCCATAGACGTTTTGAATACATCTTTCTGCCAATCATCCAAAATATCTAAGTGCTGTACACTACCATCATTTGCGATAATGCTAGACCAAACTGTTTGATATTCATCATCTGATTTTACTACACTTTTAATGATCCTGTCAAGCCATTTGTTTTTGGCTAATGATGAGCCCGATAGAGTGTCCTGACGATAAGCATTAGCACGATAAGGTTCGATACTAGGGCTAGTATTTCCCATGATGATAGACGAAGAAGCATTTGGAGCAACAGCCATAAGATGACTGAAACGTTGACCAGTGCCAACA